GCAAAAAGCCATATCAAATTCTTTATCCGCAAAGGGTAGATTGCAAGCATTACCTTTTATATATTTTAAACCTTTATATTTTTTTTCTAGAAAGAAAGCATCTTCTTGACCAAATGCTGTGATTTTATTTTTATATGGATAATATTCTTCGTGATTTTGGTGGAGATACATTTATTGATGGAAACTCCATTAAAGCTTTTGCAAAAAATTTTAATGAAGCTGGCAAAGGTGGCAAGTTTCGCTCTATCTTCGGTGATGAAATGGGTAAGGATATGGAAAAGTTTGGCCGTGTCTTATCTATCAACGCAAAGACAGCACAAGGCGGTGATCTTGTCGCTGCCAATATCGCAGCAAGCCCTTTAAATAATCTTGGCAAGATTGCAAAATATGGTTTATTTACAAGATTTTTGACATCGGCCCCATACTACAAACAAGTAGTAGATCAATATAACGCTTTATCTGGTACCCTGCCAGCTAACAAACGCTCAGAAATATTAGGTCAAATAATATCACAAACACTCGTGCAAGCACCGGGTCAATTAACTCAAGAAGCAGTGGTTGAAGGTAAGCGTCAACTTGAAGCCGTCATGCAAAGCTCCGGGATATCCGAACAATTGTCTGATATTCAGTCCCGTATGAATCCACCAGTTTCTGCATCTGGCATCGGTCAGGTGAATGTTACATCTCCATTAGCACAAACAACACAGCCCACTGGTCAACAGCCAAACATTAGACAGCAAGCCGCACAAAATCCTGCGGTAGCGCAAGCACTTGGCATACAGGGGCCAACAGCAGGATTGTTAGGACAGCCATGAACAAAGATAAACTACGCGAAGAAATTGCTGAAGATGAGGGGTGCAAATACGAGATCTATTTGGACCACCTTGGACTGCCAACGTGTGGCATAGGTCATCTAATTACTGAAAGTGATGAAGAACACGGTAAACCTGTCGGCACAGTTGTAGAACAGGATCGTGTGCAGAACCTTTTTGCGTTAGATATGGCAGTGACGATTGATGAATGCAAAGTATTGTACCCTGACTTTGACGATCTGCCAGAAGAGGCACAGCATATCATCTGCAACATGATGTTCAATATGGGCAGACCCAGACTTAGCAAGTTTAAAGGTATGAAAGCTGGCGTTGACGCTCGTGATTGGAACAAGGCCGCAGATGAGATGGTGGACTCAAGATGGTACACACAAGTCCCTAATCGCGCACGGCGTTTGGTCGATAGAATGAGAGCGTTGTCTGAGTAGACTTTTCCGCTCCCATAATAACAAGCCCACATACATCACATTTAGCTGCGTCCACGGTGTAGTCCATAAAACACTCACACCTTGGACACATGTCATTATCAATGGCTTTTTGTATGGGGCCTTTTTCTCTCATGCGGCTGAACCGATCCCTGCCTTTACATCTTCAGTGTAATTTTCTTTGTAGTGATCTGCAACTAGCTTTGCTATTTGCTGTCCAATCTTTCTGTGTTCTGCCGTGCTGATCTTTACAAGCTTATTGTAAGTGGTAATATCAACAGCAACAGACTTAAATTCCTTAGTCATAACATTACATCCCACTAATTAATAATAACGGGCATATTCTAACATGTTTAAAGGTTATCGCAAGTACAATAAATACGGCGCTCAAAAAACTAAATTCATGGGTTACACATTTGACTCAAGATGGGAAGCAGAGCGTTGGGGCGAACTGACTGCGATGGAAAGAGGCGGTTCAATAAAAGATCTTGAGCGTCAGATAAAATACGAAATCGTGGTAAACGGTGAAAAAATATGTAAGTATGTGGCTGACTTTAGGTACAACCAAATTGAGGAAGATGGTTCTCAAAAAGAAATAGTTGAAGATGCCAAGGGAGTTGAAACCGCTGATTTCAAACTAAAAAAGAAACTAATGAAAGCGGTTCACGGAATTGAGATAAAATTATCTAAGAAAAAGCATTGACATTGTTTCTCAACTTTACTATTTGTTGATTGTGGAAGCAAAACAAAGGAGGGCGCAATGCTTAATGCACCTACCACATATATTGCCAATGACCTTTCGCCAATCTATGAGCGGCGTAAAGAGGTTATGCAAAAGATCAGTGATCTTCAGAATGAACTGAAGGTCATTAATAATTCTCTTATTCAACAATTTGAGAACGAGGCAGAGTCTATCCTTGCTAGCAAGGGTAAAGATTTTGGTCAGGTTACTTTGAAGTCAGATGGTTTTAAGATCACCATTGACTCAAGGAAGCGCGTTGACTGGGATAACGAAAAGCTTATGTCTATTCTTGATAATATGAATAACGAGAACGCGAAGCACTATGCGACAGTCAAGGTGACTGTTTCAGAGTCGAAGTATCAACAAGCCCCACCAGATATCAAGGCACAGCTTTCTGAGGCTCGTACCGTGTATCTGCAAGGCAAGTCAGTAAACATTGAGGTTGACGATGCTTAACATTATCACAGCCGAGCAAAGACTCGCAGAAAAACGCGGTCACAAAATTGTGATCGCTGGTAAATCAGGTGTGGGCAAGACCAGTCTTGTCCGCACCACCAATACTGACACGACTTTATTCATGGACTTGGAAGCTGGTGACTCAGCGATTGAGGGCGTGAAGGTCGATGTCATTCGTCCTCGCACATGGCAGGACTGTCGTGACTTTGCCTGTTTTCTAGGCGGCGGCAATCCAGCCCTTAACGATGACGCCCCATATTCTAACGCGCACTATCAATATGTGTGTGAGGTATATGGTGATCCTGAGAAAGCGTTAGCAAAATATGATACTATCTTTATTGACAGTATTACCGTTGCTGGGCGTTTATGTTTTAGTCACTGTCAAAATCAGCCAGAGGCTCGTAGTGAGCGCACTGGCAAACTTGATACTCGTGCCGTTTACGGTATGCAGGGTAGAGAGATGATGGCGTGGCTGACGCATCTTCAACATATCCGTCAGAAGAATGTGATTTTCGTTGGCATCTTGGATGAAGTCACTGATGATTATGGTAGAGCCGAATACAAGCTACAAATGGAAGGCAGTAAAACAAGTCGTGAGTTGCCCGGGATTGTAGATGAGGTTCTGACCATGGCTATCCTTACAAGCGATGAGGGACAACAGTTCCGTGCATTTGTTTGTCATACTTTGAATAAGTGGGGGTATCCAGCCAAAGATCGCAGTGGCCGTCTTGATGCCATTGAGGAGCCGCATTTGGGCAAGCTTCTGGAAAAGATGTCCGGCGGTGTGGCACAAGCAGAAAGGCCAATGGATTTTGTAAATCCGGCAGAGGTTAAATTAGCAGAAGGAGAACAATAAAATGCTTAACCTTAATAATGTAACTCCAGCGGAATATGACAATACTCCGCTTGAACTGATGCCTGATGGAACGATTGTTCGTGGCATCGTAAAGTTAGTTGGCGGTGATACCGAACTGCCTGAGTTTGGTGCGGGTCAATATTTTAAATCGTCTTTATCATCTGCCGCAAAGTGGTTGCCCATTGAAGTAACCATTGTGGGTGGTCAATTCGACAAGCGTAAAGTGTGGCACAACATCTTTGTTGATGGGAATAAAATGTCCGAGCGTGGCGTTCCTATCGCAAAGGAGATTGGTCTGCGTATGTTGAAAAGCATGATTGACAGCGCAAAAAATCTGTCCAGCAAGGATGATACACCAGAGGCGCAAGCCGCTCGTAATCTAAATGGTGTAAATGATTTAAACGGAGTAAGCATCTGCTTTGCCATTGGCATTGAGAAGAGCAATGATCCTCAGTACGCTGATAAGAATAAGATTAAATATGTTCTTACGGCTGAGTCCAAGGGCTTCATTGCTGGTGATCCGTCTGCAATCGCTGTACAAGCGCCTGTGGCGACTCCTGCTAATCCAACTGCTGGCACACCCCAGACAACAGCTACGGCTGGCGTAACGCCGCCTTGGGCAAGATAAGGAGCATGTCATGTTGGGAAGCATCATTAAATCGTTCTTTGGCTGTGAGGAGAAAGTAACGTCAAGGCCACTGACAGGAAAATCAAGAACAAAGAAGGTAAAGGTAGAAGGTTATCCCCCTTACTGTCTTCCAATGAAAACATTATTGGAAAAGGGAAAGCCCTACACTCTGGTTGAGATTGAGGAGTCACTTGGTAAAGCAAGAGGCACCGTTTATCACGAGATGTCAGAGTTACGCAAAAGTGGCTTTGTTATTACCAAGAAGTATGACAAAGCGATTTCAGCGTACAGATACCGTAATCCGTCATGATTTTGCGTGGATACCAAGAGGCGGCAGTCAATGCCGCCTCTGACGCTTTAGATCAACATGGCAATACGCTTGTCGTGGCCCCTACTGGCGCTGGCAAGACTATTATGCTGTCTGCACTTGTTGGTAAGCGTTACAAGAAAAATCACAATATTTTAATTTTGCAGCATCGTGATGAGTTGGTTTCACAAAACTCCACGAAATTTCACCGTGTCAATGACAATATGTCCAGTAGCATTGTCAATGCTTCACAAAAGGACTGGTCTGGCGATGCTGTTTTTGCGATGGTTCAAACGCTATCGCGTGAAAATAATTTAAGTCAGATGCCGCATGTTGACATGATCGTTGTCGATGAGGCGCATCACACCATCGCTGATACATATCAACGTATCATTAACGCCGCAAAGAGCGCCAATGAGGGGGTTCAGATCGTTGGCTTTACTGCTACCCCCAACCGTGGTGACAAGAAGGGTCTGCGGCAAATTTTTGACAATTGTAGTCACCAGATTGAAATCTCGACTCTGATCAATGAAGGGTTTTTGGTTAAGCCAAAGACATTTGTGATTGACGTTGGAGTGCAGGACGAATTGCGTAACGTGCGTAAAACCATTGCTGACTTTGATATGGACGCTGTTGAGCGCATCATGAACCGCCGTGCTATTAACCAGAAAGTGGTTAACGAATGGGTAGATAAAGCCAGAGACAGGAAGACAATCGTATTCTGTTCTACTGTCGTTCATGCACAGGATTTATGTAGTGAGTTTGTGGATGCTGGTGTGACTGCCGCTGTAGTCACAGGAGATACACCAAGTCAGGAGCGTGAAGAAATCTTGCATAGACTCTCACATGGCGACATGCAGGTTGTTGTGAATGTTGCCGTGCTTACGGAAGGTTTCGATGCTCCGCCTGTGTCTTGTGTGGTGTTGACTAGACCATGCTCATACAAAGCTACAATGGTGCAAATGATTGGTCGTGGCTTACGCACGATTGACCAAGAGGAATTTCCCGGTGTTGTTAAGTCTGACTGTATCGTAATGGACTTTGGTACATCTGTCCTAACACATGGGTCATTGGATGATCTTGTTAATCTTGATGGCGCGACTGGCACTAGGGCAGGTGAAGCACCAGAAAAAGTATGTCCAGAATGTGAGTCTGTCGTGCCGCTTGGAGTGCGTGAATGTCCTATTTGTGGGCATGAGTTTGAAGGTCAGAACGCTGAACCATTAGAGCATTTTGAATTGACAGAAATCGACTTAATGGAGCGTTCTCCATTTAGATGGATTGATTTGTTTGGAACAGGGTCTTGCTGGGCGGCTAGTGGCTTCAATGGATTTGCCTTGGTTGCACAGACTGGCGACATCTCTGCGGCTGTCGTAAAGAAAAACAATGGTCGAGTCAGACTCATTAGCGTTGGCACAAATAGACAAGTCATGGCGGCGGCTGATGACTTCTTACGGACTAATGAAGATAGCACAAGCGCACAGAAAACTAAGCGTTGGTTGAATGATAGAGCAAGCGAAAAACAGAGAGCGCAGTTGAACCGTCATGGTGTTCATGTGGGCGCTTTTGACTTCTCGTGGACTAAATACAAGGCTGCATGTATGCTTAACTATGTTTGGAATAAACAATTCATTGATAATTTAGTCAATGATGTCATTCGGAAAGAAAGCGCATGAACCGTGGCAATTTGGAAATCAAGCTTAATCTGATCAATGATGAAGAGGTGGATATGTCTTGTTTTATACAAGTCATGGATCCGCATGATGGACAAGAGGTTCAGGATAGAGTCATGGAGTTTGTGTCGGAGTGTGTGGAAAAGTATCACAACGTGATCGTAGATGGTCATTTGACAATAACTTTTGGGAACATCTACTACATCATTGGATTTGTTAGAGGCAATGAAGGGCAAGAAGAATGGACAATGGAGCTAGGAGAAGAGCAAAACATCACAATCCACTAAAGACTATCGGGAAGATCTTCACAAATATCGGATGGGAAAAGAGACTTTGTGATTTAACAGAAGATGAGATAGTTGCAATAGCTGTCGTAATTCAATCTACAGAAGGGTTAGAAGATGTCTACGCTAATGAATACCTTACGGAAGTTTACCTCCGATATGGAGGAGGCAGACTCTGTATTGAAAAACCAGAAGACATCCCGTTCTGATGATGAAGCAAACATCATAAAAGAATTAGATCGGGGTATAACAGACAAGAATTTTAAGACACCCAAAAGACGTTACTTGGGTGCTTCATCTCTTGGCGACCCTTGTTCACGCAAAATACAATATCGTTATATGGGTCAGGAAGCTGACGCTGAACGTGACTTCAGCGCACAGACTCTGCGTATATTTGCGCTTGGACATAGCATCGAAGATCTTATGATAGTGCATTTTCGGGACGCTGGGTTTGATCTGCGTACAGAATTAAAAGGCGAACAATTTGGATTCGACACGGCTAACGGGGAAGTTCGTGGTCACATTGACGGCGTTATAGTTGGCGGTCCACTGCCAATTCAGTACCCCATGCTGTGGGAATGTAAGTCTGCATCTGACAAGAAGTTCAAAGAATTTGTTCGCAATGGTATGGCTGTTTCTAATCCAGTGTATGCGGCACAGGTTGCGCTGTATCAAGCTTACATGAATTTAACAGAAAACCCCTGCTGCTTTACGGTTCTAAACAAGAACACAAGCGAGATATACATTGAGCTTGTGCCATTTAATGCAGAGCTAGCGCAGGCTACAAGTGACAAGGCCGTGAACATCATTAAAGCAACAAAGGCAAACGAAATGTTACCGCGTGTTGCACAGAATAGTGATTATTACGGTTGCAGATTTTGTGAGTTTCAGGATACTTGCTGGTCTGAATAAAAGATGGGGTGCCGTTAGTTGATACCTAGACGACACCCCACGAGGTAAAACAATGCTTAACGAGGTACAATATAATGAGTGTGATTAGATTTGGCAATACTACATCTAGTATTTCAGCGAACAATTTGGTCGAAGAGATATCGCGCCGGGTCCCAAAAAGCGAACAAATTCGCATCTTGCAGGATACTTTTCCTGCCGGACGGGTGCATGGCAACACGTTTTATATCGGGTCTTTGCTTGGAGATCCCGGCCAATCATTAAAAATTAACATTGATACTAACTCTGCAAATTTTATGAAGGGTCAGGATTTCAACGGTGGCGTTGGGATCGGGGGCATTGTAAAGATCTTGATGGAAGCTCGTGGCATGAAGCTCAACGAGATCAAAAACATGTTCAGCACATATCTTGACGGCAGCGCACCGCAAATTGTTCGGGATAATGGCCCCGTTGAGAATCCATTCAAAAAGCAGTTCAACGCTAACTCACCTTACGATGCAGAGTATGTATATACTAACGCAGACGGTGAAGTGCTTGTCACCGTGCGGCGGTACAATGTCAAAGACATGTCTGGCAATCCCATGTTAAATACAAATGGGAAGCCAAAGAAAGAGTTCCGCCCATTTATCGAAGGCTCACCATACTCCAAATTTCCTGATGTCAGGCCGTTGTATAACATCCCGAACATTTTGGCATCGGGGCGTGTAATATGGGTCGAGGGCGAGAAGTGTGCTGATGCTCTTAATTCATCGGGATACACAGCAACATGTACGATTGGTGGGGCTGGTGCGCTGACAAAAAAGACGGCAGCACAATATGATTTTTCGCCTTTGCAGGGCAAAGAGTTAATTCTGTGGCCTGACAATGACACGGCTGGCAAGAAGCTAGCTGATCTCATTCAGGATCTAGCGTTAGCCGCAGGCGTAAAATCTGTCACGATGCTGACACCACCAATGGGTAAGCCTGATGGCTGGGATGCCTCTGATGCCATATCAGAAGGGTTTGACATCGAAGCATTTGTTAGCACCAAGGCAAAATCAACCAAGGTAGCAATTAATCTTCTTGATGATACATTCTCTGCCGCAAGGTTCACGGGCGATGCACCCGAACAAAAGTTCTTAATTGACGGCACGTTTCCGCTCGGGGTTCCAATTATCTTTTCTGCGGCAGGAGATGCTGGTAAAGGCATGATGACTCTAGACATGGGTATGAAAATCGCATCGGGGAAGCCCATGACTAATGCGTTTGGCGGCTTGGTCAAAGAGTTTGGCAACGTAGTTATCTTCACGGCGGAAGATGACGAAGCAGAGATGCACCGTAGAATTGACAGACTTGATCCTGATATGGAGCGATTAAGGTATGCGTATGACTTAAAAATCGTGCCATTGCCTAATGTGGGTGGTGTGTTCCCTATCCTGTCGGACATGAACGGTGAGTTCACCACGAGTCAGGAGTTTGAAAAGATTTACGAACAAATATTAAACATGCACGATTTGAAGCTAATTGTGTTTGATCCACTGGCTTCATT